ATTTTCTCATTTTAAAATTTTAATTTTAATTTTAATTGAAATAAATAAAATTAAAATATTTTTATTATATTAAATTTTTTAAAAATGAGGATTATAAAAATAAAGGTTATAAAAATTTTGTTTCCCTTATCAATTAATTGATTCCAAAATTTTCACTTAAAATGGATGTTTTATTATTTTTTTTCTTTCCATTTTTTCCTCTGATTTGATATGTTGACGTATTTGAAGGAATAATTTTATTATTTAAAATATAATCTTCTGTATCTCCATGAATTTCGGGATATACTTTGGTTAGTGGTTTGTCAATTACTAAATATAAAGTTTCTGTTCTCAATAATGCACGATATTCTTTAATTGTTAAATTACCAAAAAATTTATCTATCAAATATCTGGGTTCAGATGCTTCTTTAATAGATTTTGCATAACCATATATTGGTGAATATACATCGTGTAATAATTGACATCTTTCTGCTTTCATTGACCTATCAATATGCTCTTTATTTAAATATGCAAGTGCACATTCAGGACAACAAAAGCAACCATATACATAATATGTTCCTCCAAGAAAATATTTTGGAATATAAACTGGTGGTGTGTCAAATTCGCAAGTGTCCCAAAAACAAGATGATTTCTTTGAAATATTATCAATATGTAAATTGCACTCCAATTGTTTTAGTTTTTTCCATATTTCTTTAATATTGTCTTTGCTATTTTCTACAGTTTCATCATCATCCTCACAAAAATTATTTTCATCTTCATAATTTTCACTACTTATATTTGCAAATGTTTTAGTTTCATCATATGGTTGACAATAATTATTATAAATATGTGTATTGTATGCATCTAACGAATTTTGTACATCTTGTTCATTTTCTTCTAAATCATTCATACTACATTTTAAATGAAGAATTACATATTGTTTATCATCAGTTTCTTCATCATTCACTGTTGCTTGTTGAATAATTTTTCCTCCCTTTGGTTTTCTTCCCCTTTTTTTGAATACTTTTGGTTCGCCGGTAACACCTATTTTTTCCTCATTGAATTCGTTAGTCATCAATTTATCGGTCATTAATTTATCAGTCATTAATTTATCAGTGTCTTTTTCAAAATCAATATTTTTTACACTTTCAATATTTTTTACGCCTTCAATATTTTTTACACTTTCAATATTTTTTACACTTTCAATATTTTCATTGTTTTCGTTTTTTTTATTTTTTTTTAATTGTTTTTTTAAATTTTGAATTTGTGTTTGAATTTGACTTTGTGTTTGAGTTTGACTTTGTGTTTGTGTTTGATTGTTAAAATTTAATAAATTTAATGATTCCATTAATTCTTTTTTAGATTTTCTTCCTCTTTTAGATTTTACAACAATATGAACATTTTCAATTTCTTCAGAAACAATCATTTACTTTAATATTTAAATTGTTTTTATATATATATTTATTTATTTTTTGCGAATATTAATAATATTTTCGTAATATTTCGATATAAATACTATTTAATATATTATGAACTATTATGAGTAGTATTCCTTGGATTGAAGCATATCGCCCAAACGATTTTAATAATGTTGTATTGGATATATATAACAAACAACTTTTACAAAATGTCATATCATCCGAACATTTTCCAAATTTATTATTTTATGGTCCTCCAGGAACAGGAAAAACAACAACAATTATAAATTTAATTAATAAATACCAAGAAACTCATTATGGTGTAAGAAATAAAGAATTAATGATACACCTTAATGCATCAGATGAAAGAGGAATAGAGGTTATACGTAATCAAATTTATCAATTTGTTAATTCTAAAAATTTATTTGCAAAAGGATTAAAATTTGTTATATTGGATGAAGTGGATTATATGACTAAGACTGCCCAACAAGCATTGAGATATTTATTACAAAATTATACGAGTAATGTTCGATTTTGTTTGATTTGTAATTATATAAGTCGAATAGATGAAGGATTGCAACATGAATTTGTAAAATTGAGATTTAATCAATTGCCAAAGGAAGAAATATTTATTTTTTTAAAGAATATTTCTGAAAAAGAAAAATTAAATTTCACGGATGATACATTAAATGAAATTCAAAATTTATATAAATCTGATATTCGTAGTATGATAAATTTTATGCAATCAAATCAAGATAATATTAATAATGTTCGTGTTATTAATAATAATACCTGGATTGAATTATATAATAGAATAATATGTAAAAATACAATGATTGAATTAAATAATTTTATTAGAGATATTAGTCTAGAATATAATGTCGATAGAAAAAATATAATAAATAATTTTCTTCTTTTTTTGATTAAAAATAATGATGATATTTTAAATCCTACTTTTTTACATTTTGTAGAAAATATAATTCACACTGAAGATTGCAAGTCCGATTATTATGTAAATTATTCGTTGAATCGTCTTCTTAAATTATTATAATATTTCAATTAATTTATTTTTTATTTGTTACCGGATTTTTTTAGTAGAAATAAAAAAAATGAATTAAAAATGAATATAAAGACAATTGCTAAAATCTATATAAAGAACTTAAATGTCTTTGGAAAACAATTTAAATGATGAGTGGGAAGCGTTCATGACGTCAACTAATGATTCAGAAGACAATGTTTTGGATGCGAAATCATCAAAAAATGAATTTGATTCTACGAATATAGAAATGTATATTAATACACAGCATATGAATTTATTTAAAGATGTTATACCTCCAGAACCAACGCCGATATATATATCTACCAAGTCGAAAATATCTTATTTAAACATTCCAATTAATTTAGATATATTTTGGAATATTCCGATAACTTCATATTGTGTGGCAAGTGAAGGATGTATTAAAAAACAAACTAAAATAACATCATTATCAAAAGATGAATTTGATGAAGTTCAAAATAAATTGTCACGAGAGATTTATGTTGAACAACATGTTGTATGTCACGTAGACAACCAAACTAGTAAACATAGTAAATTTAAAGACACAAGAAAAATCTCTATTGGAATTTGTAAAAAAGACTTGACAAATAAAGTTAAATCAAAGGAGGCATTTTATAATTGTTTAGCTTTGATAATGAGATTTAATTTAGATGGAACATTTCGCGAATTTCACGTAAAATTATTTAATACTGGAAAAATAGAAATTCCAGGTATTAAAAATGATGCTACCTATCAATATGTTTTGGACAAATTTGTGGAATTTATACAACAATTTCATACAGACACACAAATTTACTGCAAATTAAAAAATGACATTGTTTTGATTAATTCAAACTTCAATTGCGGATTTTATATTAATCGTGAAAATTTAATTCAAATTCTTAAATACAAGTATAATATTCAACCAATTTATGATCCTTGCAATTATCCTGGCGTAAAAGCGCCATTTTATTATAATCCAGATGTAACAGTTCAGACAGGAATTCAACCAAAACAAGAAGACAAAGATAGATATAAAAATGTAATTAAAATTCATTGTTCTATTTTTAGAACTGGTAGTGTGTTAATTCTTGGAACATGTGATGAACTTATATTGCAAGAAGTTTATGAATTTATTACAAATATGTTAAAAACGGAATTCAAATATATATGCAGTAGTTTAATTAATGATGAAAATCGTCCTAAAAGCAATAAAGATAAAAAAAGAAAATCGCAGAAAAAATTTGTTGTTATTGAAGATGATGAAACCGAAATAATTGATGAATAAATTTTATTTCTATTTTTTGTTTATTTGATTTCAAATACTTTCAAATACTTTCAAAATAATAAAAATAAAATATTTAACAAAAATATATAAATGAATTTAGAATTAAAAAAATTTGATATGCGTTCAATAACGTTTAAAGCAAATGAAAGTAAAGGACCCGTCATTGTGTTAATAGGTCGACGTGATACTGGTAAGTCTTATTTAGTTCGCGATTTGTTATATTATCATCAAGACATTCCTATTGGAACAGTCATATCCGGCACTGAAGAAGGCAACGGATTTTACGGAAAATTGGTGCCTAAATTGTTTATTCATAATGAATATAATACTGCTATTATTGAAAATATATTAAAAAGACAAAAGCAAGTTATCAAGCAAATTAATCGCGAAATGCAACAATTTAATCGATCAACCATTGACCCACGAACGTTCGTTATTTTAGATGATTGCTTGTACGACAACTCGTGGTCACGTGATAAGTTGATGCGTTGTCTCTTTCTTAACGGACGACACTGGAAGGTCATGTTAGTGATCACGATGCAATTCGCTTTAGGCATTCCTCCCGCACTGAGAACGAATATAGATTATGTTTTTATTTTAAGGGATCCTTACCTAAGCAATCGCCGACGAATTTACGAAAATTATGCAGGCATGTTTCCAACATTCGAGGCATTTTGTCAGATCATGGACCAGTGCACAGAAAATTATGAGTGTTTAGTCATAAATAATAACACCAAATCTAACAAATTACAGGACCAAATATTTTGGTACAAGGCAGATGGTCACGGAGATTTCCGTCTCGGGTCTCGTGAATTCTGGGAATTGTCTAAACAACTAAATGATGAAGACGAAGAAGAACAATATGACCCAAATACAGTCAGAAAGAAAAGTGCTGGACCAAGAATTGCTGTAAAAAAGAGTAAGTGGTAATGCTTTCGTTTTAAAAAAGCGAAATCAAAATAAATAATTTATTGCTTTCACTTTTAAAAAACGAAAGCGAATATTTAACACATTGCTTTCGCTTTTTTAAAACAATTAATAATAAAATAACTTAAAAACAACGTGTCATGTTAATACACTACATATGACAGAACTAATAAATATTATTGAATTAATTGAAAACAACCCGATAACAACCCTTTCAAATACATACAACACAAAATTATTAGAAAAAATACAACAAGAATTTTCCGATTTTGAACAACATTTATTTTTATCTACATTTTATTGTTATTTAAAATATGATCCTATAAATGATTTTGTGATTGAATTAGATAATATATGGAGTTGGTTAGGATTTTCTCAAAAAGTTTGTGCTAAAAAGATGCTTCTAAAAAATTTTACGTTAGATAAAAATTATAAGATATATCAAGACGTATTTAAACAAGAACAAAAAAGAGGAGGTCAAAATAAGGAATCTATTTTATTAAATGTTGAAACATTCAAAAAATTTTGTTTAAAAGCTGAAACAAGAAAGGCAGATGAAATCCACGAATATTATATAAAATTAGAAAAATTAATACAAGAAATACATAATGAAGAGAACAATGCATTAAAAATTCAATTACAGCAAACACAACAATCCTTATTAGAAATAACACACATGGCAGAATACGAAAAAAGAAAAGCTGTTGAACAAACTCTAATAAATCAATTTCCAATTAATACAGAATGTATTTACTTTGGAACTATTGACAATACTAATGATGATAGAGAAAATTTAATCAAATTCGGACATACAAATAATTTAAATAATAGAGTTGGTGATCATCGCAAAACATATGATAATTTTATACTTGTGGAAGCATATAAAGTATCGAATAAAGTTGAAATTGAAAATTTAATTAAATCGCACTCTAAAATTAAAAAACAAATTAGAACTATAATTGTCAATGATAGAAATAAAACTGAAATAATTGCATATAATGAAACAAATTTTACAATTAATGATTTAAAAAAAATCATAAAAGAAATTATAAATTCAAAAACATATAGCATCGAAAGATTTAATAAATTATTGCAAGATAATCAAGATTTATCAGATAGAAATGAAGAATTGTTGAATGAAAATGAAGAATTAAAAACACAATTAAAAAAATATGAAGAAATTATAACAAGACAAACTATTGATATTCAAACTATGAATGAAACTATAAATAGGCAAAATATATTATTGAGTGAAAATGATAATGTCATAGAGAAACGAATTGAAGAAGAAAAAACAAATCAAGTGATGATTTATCAAAATCCCTTACTTCCAAATGACGAAACTACTAATAGATTTAACGAATTTATAGACACTATGTGTATTGTGCATGTAGATGTTGAAGAAGCTTCCACTAAAATGGAGGGTGCATTTCGTATTTGGAATGGTGTAAAACCCAAAAAAGTTATGTTTCATTTGCTAAAAGAATATTTAGACACTAGATTTAAACCAGCAAGAATTTCAAATCAAAATAAAAATCAAGTAGTTCATGGATACATCGGAGTTAAATTAAAACCAGTTCAATATGTAAAAAAAACAATTAATGATGATGTTGAAACATTTTTATTTGAAGTGTGTAATTTTACACCATCTGGAAAAATATTAAATACAACATTGCTATCAGAATATAAGAGATGGAAACAACAACTTGGAAAAGAAATTTACGAAAATGAAATGTCAAAAATTAAAGAATATTTAAATGATTGTAAATATGTTTTGAAAGCTACTGTACATACAGATCAAGGATCGAATGAAGGTTATTATGGAATTCAATTAAAAAGTGATGAACCCAAACACAAAACAACTTCTAGCACTGGAAAAAGAGTAGAAAAAGTTGATGGTAAAACAGAAATTGTATTAAGAACGTGGGAAACAATTGCAAAGGCAGCCGAAGATGAAAAAATGTCGACATCAAAAATGTCTACGAGCATTAAAAATAAAAAAATATTTGATAATAATTATTTTTATCGTTGTGCAATTTAATTTATTGTTTTATAGTGTAAATAAATTATTATTTTGTTTAATAATTTATTCAATATTTATTCAAATACTTATTCAAATACTTTTCATTTATTCCTTACTCTCAGCAAATGGACCACTAATTAATTCAGATCTGCCATGATCTGTCTCACCAGTTACAATATTATTTCCTTCAAATAATTCACTACGAATATCGGAAACTGATATATTTTCATTTTGCAAGAGCATTTTTTCCTGTGTAACAAGACCAACACCAACTAAATTGCCTTCTTCATCAACATCTTGAGTAATGGCACCACCATATTTTTCTGCATTTTTTTTATTTTCATCAATTGCCTTTTGTTTGGTTTCTTTAATTCTCTGTTCGAATGCGTTTTTAGCTGCGTTTTCATTTGTTTTCTTTTCGTGAGCCAATTGGTTCAATTCATCTTCTAAATATTCTACACGACCGGTTTTATATGCTTCGGGTTCCCAAGGCAACCAAGTACCAATAGGACCTACATAGACATCGAAATTTGGATCAGCTTCACGCAACAATTTAGCTCTAAATTCAGCTTCTTCTTGTGTCGAATAATTGCCACGAGATTTAAATCCACGAACAGAAGTTTGAAAATTATATTTTACGTTGAATTTTTTCTCGAGTTCGTGTTCGTGATTGTCAATGAATGTTTTATAATCACTTTCCAAGGAAGAAGAATTTACGATACTGTCGCGTTCTTCTTTAAGAAATTCTTCAAAATCAGCAATAACGCCGTCAAATTGAAGTCTATACTTGTAAGAAATAAAATTTAAAAATTGATGAAATTTTTCCATTGATTTAGAAACTTCCCAGTTTTTTAAAAATTCTTCAAAGAAAAATAACTCACGCTGTTTAAGGATTTTTTCAGGAGAAATAAAAGAAAAACACCCAAAATTTTGCCCTGCAATTGGTCGATCAACTTCCAATAAATCTACATATTTAGGATTTGGTTGCCCATTTTCGTCTGTTCTTTTTTCATATGTTGGTTTTCTTGATTTTTTTCCCATTATTATTGATTACTTTTTATTTTATATTTAAGTTTTTATCGCAATTATATTATATTTTTTATTTTATTTT